AGCTTGTGCATGATAATCGTTAGGTGATGTAAAGTTTGCTATACCAAAAGTTAATATATCAGGTTGGTAAAATGTTAAGTCAGAATCAGTAGAAAAATTAGCCATGTTAAATCCTTTAAGTGTGGGGGATTTTACTCCCCCACGATAGTTACTCTAATTAAAACGCAGAGTCAGTTGTGATTGCAACTCCGTAGTCAGATTTAACTACACCTGATCCGTAAGTTACAGTAGCCACAATTTCAGTACCTCTTAAAGAAGCATCTCTTTGTGTTTCAATTTTGAAGTCAGCTTTCATAGCTAGACCTAATGATACTGGGTGGAATACACCACCGATTGAATCATCATATTGGTCAATGCTAATGTTAGCATTTTCAAATACATCAATACCAGCAATTCTGCCAACATATCCGTTTCTTAATGCTTCATTTCCAATATCAGAAATTGAACTAGCAGATGTGTTGTAACCAGCTTGAGTTAATGTTTTCTTTAAGTTGAATACAGCTTTAGGATTGAATACACCATAGTAAGGTGCTGGTACATTCAATGCTCTTAAAGTTGCTTGTGCTTTGAATAGTAAGTCAGCAGTTAATTCAGTTCCAGCAGAACCAATGTCGCTAGAGAATGAACTAAATAAAGCTACTAAATCAGAGTCAACTTTTTTAGCGATTGCTTCTCCGAATAACTTACCAATGTCAGATGCTACATTTCTAGATGCAGAATCTCTAGCTAAGTCAGTAAGAGTTGTCATAACTCCAACTTCAGAAGCAGTGATAGTTGTTTCAGTTGGGTTTACAGCAGTATTAGATAAGTCAGTTCCTTCTGCGATTGCTGATGCAGAGATAGCTGGATATACTGGTACTGCTATTTGTTTTCCTTGTCCTGAGATGTTGTAAGTAGTTACAACTGGTTTCATTACAGAAGTTTCTTGAAACGTAAATATCGCTTCTTGAATGACCTCTGTGTACAGTTCACTTAGTGTTGAACTTGTTGTTTCGTTTGCCATAGTTTTGTCCTTTTAGGTTAGTTGTTAATTGTTAAGTTTGCCTTCAACCCACCTTGCTCTCTTTGTTTTTTGTATTCAGCATAAATCTTACGATCTTCAGCTTTAGACAAATCCAAATCAGCTATATTAAACGGCTTTAGTGTATTGCCACCAATCCCACTCTGACTACCACTACCTTTTGGTGTAGCACTCAAATGATGAGGATTGTTATTTAGATACTCAGCAACCAACTCGTTCACACTCATTAATTCGCCTTTTTCATTGTATCTTGGTGTTCCATTTTCAGAAACGACCTCAACATTACCTGAGTCATTTAACTTAACTGCATTTCTTAATAAAGATTTAACTTCATTAGGATTAATTGCTTTAAGTTGAGAAGCAGTATTAACTAATGTTTCGTCAATTCTAATCTTCTGTAACTCAGATTCCAAAGCAGATATTCTACTATCTTTCTTTGATACTGTTTCTTTCAAAACTTTATCAAATTCACCTCTTTGTAAGGCGAGTTCTTGTTCCTTCTGTTTCTTTTCTTCCAAAAGTTTTTTAGCTTCTTCTAAATCTAGTCCATCAAGTTTAGATGATACAGTCTTTTTGTATCTCTCTAATCTTCTTTGTACTATCGCTTCTACTTGATCTTCAGTAAATGCTTTAGACTCAGCTTTGCTTTCAGTTTCATTAGAAACTTCAGTTACTTTGTCCACATTATTTTCAGTAGCTTGTGTTTGCTCTACCGAGTTATTTTTCTCGTCCATATTTACTCCTTTAATTTTAACTGCCTATTTTGTCAATCTAATTTGTAGTTGCCTTCTGCATCTAGCCAATCAGGATTGGTTGGTTGCCAATGATGGCGACAGTTGTAACCACCTCTGACAATAAATGGATCGCCTTGTGCTTTACCTTGCCATGTTTGCGAACTCCAAGTATTTCTTATTTCTTCTTCAGAAAAAACTTTATTTACATTTCTTCTACAGAAATCTCTACTATCTCTTACAGTAGTTCCTGTATATTTGTAATGGGTTAAACCTAACTCATCTGATCTATACTTTGCAAATTGACCATCAAAACCCATTAAAGAATCTTGTACTAATTGTGTAGCATAACGTCTAAAGTTATTACCTAATCTATCTCTACCATAGATAGTTTGCAATCGTTCTGTTGCTGTCTTAACAGCTTCAGTCTTATCAGGATTATTAGCTATAAAATCTACTAACTCTTGTGCTTCTTCATTATCAGTAGATTGATATACTCCATTAATCTTACCTCTTAAATCTGCAATCATTTGTTCAGTAGGTTTTCCTGTTAATGTACTGTTATAAATCTCTTGAGATAATTCATTAACAAATTCACTACCTAAGTCTTCAAAAGGTAAATAAGCACCACGTTTTAATTGTTGGATTGTTGTTAAATCTAATTCAGTTATTTCTTTGAACTCTTTAGGTATAGGATATTCTTTAAATGTAGCTAATAACCAACCAGCAGATTTATCATATTCAGCTATGTTAGTTTGTACTGCAATTAAATAAGTTTGTTCAATGTATTGTTTAAGTTTAGGACGCATCTCTAAAGCTATTGTAGTTCTTAATTTTAAACTACCTCTTTTAGGATCAATCTTACTAGCTTCTTTGATAACTAAGTTCTCTAGTTCTTCTAATGATTTCTGTAATCGTAAGACTTGTTGATCTGACAAATCCATAACTTTGTTTTGTCTATAATCACCTAACTTCTCCAGTAAGTCTTTAGCCATATTAAACTGTTGGAGTTTCTATCGCTGTTTGAGGGAACTCTCCAAGTCTTGTTGTTGATTGATCTATTTCTTCATCAATTTTAGATAATGTTTCATCATCTTCAATAACTGTTCTAGCTATTTGTTTATCTAGTTCTTTGATAAATGTATCAGATTTAATATTAGATGCTTTAGCTTGTTGCAGAACTTCTAAATCAGTTGCCCAATCTCTAAGATCAAAAGAATCAGGATACATAATTTTGCCATCAAATACTTTGTCTTGCCATAATGCGTATAATCTCCAAATTTGTTCTTCAGCTAATTGCATTAAGTTTGCTTTCTCAGATAATCTAGCATTAAGTAATTGGAACTCAGTTCGTAAAGCTACACCTGATACTACTCTCTCACTTGTGCTTCTAACTGCACCTACATGAGATAATCTATTGATAGCATCTACCTTCATAGAAATAGTTTTTAATACTGAGTCTAAGTTTTGCCCACTAGGTTGTAAGATGTAAGGTTTTAAACTTGGTTCTAAATTATCAGGCATTTCTATAATCGCACCAGCACCAGCAGAAGCATCAACATCTCTAGTCTTAACTAAGCTAGGGTGGTTAGATAATCTGATTAATTGTTCTATCTCAGATAACTCATTATAGATTGATCTTTGTAAGTCAGCTATGTCAGTCAAATCAGATATACCGATTGCTCTCATAGGACTTCTTTGATTGTATAAAATAACTGCTGGAATATTACCAATAGCATTTTCTTGTGAATCAACTAACTTAGGTTCACTTGTGCTAATCTTAGATAATTCTACAGTATCAATTCTGTCTAAATACCAAATACGATATATTTCTTTTTTAGAGTCAGAGTGTTCTCTAACTTTTAAGTAATCTAAATAGTATTTACCTGAACTTGCTCTTGAGTAATTCCAATCAATAACATTCTCAGGTGTATAGATGTTGATGTAAGGTCTAATCTCTTGCTGTAATTCTTCTGCTCTTGTTCTTGCATTAGAGTTAGGTTTGTCCATGATTAACCAACAATGTCCGTAGATAGAAGCATAGCTTTGCATCTCTTGTAGTAATGCTTCGTAAGATCGTCCTTCTAAATCAGCATCATCAAGAAACATAGGAACAGTTTGATCTTGTTCTAAGTTACCTAGTTCTCTAACTGGTTTAACTCTAAATAAAAATGATGAGTAGATGTGAACGATATTTCTACAATGATTATCTAATGGAGTGAATTGTAATCGTTTGTATAGTTCTGATTCTAATTCTAAATTGTACTCTTGTAAGTATCGTCCTTGTTTGTATTCTTCACCGCCTAAGAATGATCTGATAAAATATTGCCATCTTTCTGAAAATGCGGAGTAATGTTCGTGTTGATCTAAAATTTGTTGTCTTGAATATGCCATTAGCTAAATCTCATTGGTTTAGAAGGTGGAAGATTACTAGAGATAGGGAAGATGTACTCAATAGCATAACCTAATGCGTCAGTCATATGGTCAAATCCACTTTTCTCAGGAATATTCGTTCCTTCTTTATACATTTGTTTCGTTAAACTATTAATAAGGTTTTTGCAAGAAGGATCAATCAATATATTTCTAACACCATCAAAATTCTTCAATCTTGAGTTCACCGAGTTAATCCGATCTCTAACTAGAGCATGAGTAATTTTACATTTAACATTAAGTCCAGCATTTTGCAATAGTGTTAAATCAGTACGACCACCAGCAGAAGTTTTCCTTTGCCTACAAGCTGGGTCAGGATAAATAACAATCTTATTCTTAGGGTATCGTCTAAGTAATTCGTCAATAAATTCTTCTGTATTACTAGAATAAATAACTATCTCATCAAAGAACATAGATACTCCATTCTTAATATGGAATAAACAAGCTGACATTGGCGAGATATTAAAGTCTAACCCAACATGAATAATATTATTAGGATCGTACTTAACTGGTTTAACATTCTGCTCTCTGTCAAAGTTGTAATAAACAACTCCTGTATATGTTTCAAAAGAAGCTAAATACTCTTGTCTAAAACTTCTCTCATCTAAATCTTTTTTAGCTTGTTCAATCTCATGTGCTTCTACTTGCCCACCTTCTATTGTTGTATATCTCCAACTTGCCCATTCAGGATCACCTGACTTTCCCTTCTGATACATCTCATATGACCAGTTACCAAATCCTTTTGGTGTACCCACAAATAATACTGAACCTTGTACGTGCTTATCAGAAATAGTAGGACGTAATACTTCACTCCATGCTTCTTGTGGTATATCTGCAAACTCATCTAAGACTAAGAAGTTAAGACCTACACCTCGTAAGTTATCTGCTGATTTATCTGCACCTTTTAAGCTAATCTGACAATTATTTCTTAGTACAACTGTTAGTTCTGTTTCATTGATGTATTTATCCCACCTTAGTTTCTTGATTGTCTTTTTAAGATTCTTCCACATGATCTCTTTAGACATTCTGTAAGTAGGACTAACATAGAATATTTTACCATTAGGATTATCTCTACCTTTGCGTAATAACTCCATCATACATAAGTGAGTCTTACCAAATCTTCGGCCTGTGATTAGGACTCTAAATCTTTTATCAGAAGCTATAACTTCTCTTTGTGGATCAGATAATGGCATACTTACCTTGCTCTGCCCACTTCATAATCCAATACTCATCTTTTCTAATATCATGTGATGGATAAACATATGTTCCTGATGTTGCGTGAGTTTCCATTGTATATCTATTAGGTGTTTTAAAGAAGTCGTAACCAGCTATTGTCATGGACTTAAACTTAATATTATTCAGTATCCAATAAATACTTATTAGTCCTGTAGTAGGTCTATGATACCCTAACTCTCTGCACATAAAATTATATTCGTTTGAGTTCCATAGCCAAGCATGAGGTTTAAGTTCTTGTGGCATACGTTCCATTCGCTTACCATCTTTTTCTGCATTGAGTCTAATAATGTTTTTAAACTCAGGTACATCTCCTAGAAACTGATGTGCTTTATTAACTAAGTTGTCTATCCATACATCTATTGGTTTTGTTTTAATTCCAAGATTCATTCTGACTATGCAATTATACTTTGAGTAATCAGGTTCTTTGTCTATCACAGCATTACCTATGACAAGTAAATCCTTATCATTCATGTAACTAAATGGATCAAACATTAACCAGTAAATACTAATTTATAGTTTTTGTATTTGTCAAATTTCTCATTCCACCAGCTTTCAGGTTTAACTGTTGCGTGTGCGTTTAAACCATTAGGTAATATTTCTCTAGCTTCTCTACAACATACAGAAACAAATACCCATCTATCTGAGTAGCTAAAAATATCTGCAATTATGTCATCAATATGTTCTTCAGGAATATGCTCTAATACATCTGTGCTTATAACTAAATCAAATCTACCAGTTGGCTTAGTGCTAAACTTAGGAATAGCTGGATCATACTTTACTGCGTTCCAACTAGGATCATGGTACTGTGCTTTACCACAACCATAATCTAACATAGTTTGTAAGTTATATTCTTTGCGTAGTTTATTAATCTCAGGGATATATTGTCTTAGTGTTGTACCTCTCCATTTTCTCTCATTCTGATGAAGTAACTTAGCTTGTTCTAAATAGATATCGTACATTAGGAATTGAAATAGAAACTGTGTCTAGGGTATTTGCTTAATTGTTTAATGATTGGTTTAAATAAATCTGATTTAAAGTTTAATATTATCATTACGTGTTTGCTTGAATAACTAAATATATCTTTAATAGCTATACTTAAATATTCTAGCGGTAAATGCTCCAGCAAATTATTAACAACAACCAAATCATAATGATGATTGCTATTGCTCGTGAAGACTTGTTTCTCAATATCTTCTTTGCTTTGTTTAAAATAGTGTCCATACAACAAGATAGTTTTAGCTTCATAGAAGAAACTTTTGTTAGATATTTCTTGTCTAGCAGAAATGTCATAGTTCTTTATGTCCTCTAGGTTTATAATTAAATGATGTTTTTTCACCTTTAGTTACTCCTATACACTCAAACCAAGTGTCTAATACTGTTAATTTTTTATCTTCCATAGATTGCCTAGCCCATTTCATTATTTCATTACCTTTAGTTTTACAATCTTTTTCTGTATTAAAATATCTTAGTTCATGGTCTTCAAACCAAAAGTCATAGACCTTAGGAATATTATTATTAGGA